GCTCTTCCGATATATGGCCTGTTTATACCCCAAAACGAGTCAATAAGTCATGATTAAGGATGAACAGGTCATAGTTGTTGGCGATACGGCTGAACTAGTCCCAGATAGGCTGGAATCGGTTTTTTTGCCGGTAACAGCTCCACGAATCCACTCACCGCTCAATGATTTGCCATCGCGTGGCTTTGAATTGATTGATTTCGCTGACCAGATCATTGATGGCGGGTTCATGCCATGGCAAAAGTGGCTGGCCGAGCATTCACTCAAGGTAAAGCCGGACGGCCGATACCATCATCCAATTTCGGTGGCCACAGTCGCTCGCCAAAATGGCAAGAGCACTTACATGATGGCCAGAATCTTAATGGGGCTTTTCCATTGGAATGAGAGCTTGCAGGTTTCCACAGCTCACCGGCTGGTCACATCGCTTGAGCAATTTAGATCGTTGGTGCAGATTGTGGAAAGCCATGATGATTTGGCCAAGCGCGTAAAGCGGATTAGGTGGCAACACGGAGCCGAGGAGATTGAAACCAAAGAAGGATCGCGGTTTGTTATTAAAGCTGGTGGATCAGCAGCTAGAGGTTTATCAAAACCGGAGAGCGTGCATATGGATGAAATTCGAGAGCTGCACGATATGGAAACTTTTGCCAGCTTGAGATACACATTGATGGCAGCTAAGAATCCGCAAATTAGCTGCTTTTCAACAGCGGGTGATTCGCATTCAATTGTGCTTAACCAATTGCGCGAGCGCGGATTGGCAGCAGCTAGTGGTGCAGCTGATGATGTGGGCTATTTTGAATGGTCGGCACCTACCGATGAAATTAGCTTGGAAAACGCGGCATTCGCCAATCCCGGACTCAACATAACAATTCACCCAGACAATATCCGCTCCGTTTTCAATGATCCTCCAGATGTGGTGCAAACCGAGGTTTTGAATCGTTGGGTTCAAACAATCTCCAGCGTTATTGGTGCCAAAGAGTGGCAAGAATGTGGAGACGAAACCATTGATCTTGATGAGGACAAACTCACATGGATGGCCATTGATATTTCACCGGACAGAAAACATTGTGCATTGGTCGCTGCCCAAAAGCTTGGATCGGAAAGCTTTATCATCAAACTGTTGCACACTTGGGAAAACACCATCCAGCTAGATGATCGGGCAATTGCCAATGATGCAGCTAGTTATTGCCGCAAATATCCAATTGAGTATTTGCTTTATTCAAGGCGCACATCCGGCGCGGTTGCGGCAAGAATGCAACCGGCGGGTATTCCAATCCATGACATGGACAGCGATTATCCACAAGCTTGTGATGAATTATTGGGCGCAATCAACAGCGGTAGATTAAAACACCGAAACCAAAGCTCACTTACCGAGCAAATGCTTTCAGCTGTGCAATTAAGGCGCGGCGATGGTGGTTGGGTCATTGGAAGGCGTGCCAGCCAATCGGCGGTCTGTGCTGCCGTAGCAGCAGCTCTCTGCACACACTTTGCGACACGCCCAGAAACGGAAATTGATGTTTTAGTGGGTTGATGCTTGACATTTTGGGAAAATCGGCCCATGGGATTATTCGACCGCAAAAGCAATGTGCAAGCTGTCGCGCCATCGCGCGGTGCTGATGTAGCTGCACAAATTGGGCCAGCTCCAACACTTGATGCATTTTATCCATTTGGTGGAGCTGACTATCTTGCAAGCCGTGAAGAAGCAATGAGTGTGCCGGCAATTGCTCGCGCACGAAATATGATTTGCAATTCAATTGCCACAATTCCAATGATTACACGCGACAAAACAACCGGCCAAGTAATTGATCAACCCGTTGTTATTTCTGATCCGGATAAGCGAGTGCCGGGAGCTGCATCATGGGTGTGGGCATGTGAGGATTTGCTTTTCACGGGCTGGAGCTATTTTCAGGTTATGTCACTTTTTGCCGACACCGGCAGAGTGCGCGAAATGTGGAGAGTTGCACCAAATCGCGTTGGCACATTTTTAGATTCAAACGGAACATCAATTCTTTATTACACAGTTGATGGAAAGCAAGTACCAGATAGTGGTGTTGGTTCGCTTGTTGTGTTTTATGGCAACGATGAAGGTTTATTAAATCGAGCCGGTCGCACAATTCGTGCAGGTGCAGAGCTAGAGCGAGCAGCTGCAATGTATGCCCGCGAACCTGTGCCATCCATGGTTTTGAAATCTAATGGCACGGCATTGCCAGCTGACCGCATTGCAAAACTTTTGGATGCGTGGGGTACAGCTCGCAGAAATCGTGGCACGGCTTTTCTGAACGCTGACATTTCAATGGAAACAGTTGGCTTTACACCGGAGCAAATTGGCCTTAATGCTGCACGCGAAATCATTGCAACAGAATTAGCCAGAGCAGTTGGTATTCCGGCTTACTTTATTGATGCGCCGACTGGATCATCCATGACCTATGCAAACGCCAGCACGGCGCGTCAAACCTTGTTGGATTTCTCGCTGCTCCCGTTGATGAACAGCCTATCTTCAAGACTTTCAATGCCAGATTTTACGCCATCAACACAGCGCGTGGAATTTGATTTGAAGGCATATCTCCGCGGATCAGAAAAAGAGCGTGCAGAAATTTACAAAATTTTGTTCGACATCGGAGCAATCACTACCGATGAAATTAGACAAATGGAGGACATGATCTCATGAAGCTAACAACACCAATGCAGATTACAGCTGCAGATTCAGATGCACGCACAATCACCGGCCGAATCGTTGCATTTAACGAGCACGCAAACGCGAGCACCGGCAAGGTTGTTTTTGCCCGTGGATCAATTGCTGTCAATGATGTATTTCTTAACCTTGAGCATGACAATACTCGCAGGATTGGGAAAAGCATCGCCATGAATGTGAATGACAAAGAAATGACTGCTACTTTCAAAATTGCTAATACAACAGCCGGCACCGATGCACTCGTTGAGGCAATGGATGGTTTGCGCGATGGTTTCAGCATTGAACTGGCCGTTGATAATTATGAAATGCAAAAGGATGGCACTATGAAGGTGCTCAATGGCCAGCTCACAGCTGTGGCATTGGTTACTGAACCGGCTGTGCGATCTGCACGCGTTTCAGAAGTAGCAGCATCAGAAGATTCTGAAACTCACGAGGTTGCAGAAATAACAAACCCAAATGAAGGAGACAAAGTGGATAACACTACCGAAAACACCGCTCCTGCCGTTGAACCGGTAGAGGCTCCAGCTGAGGCTGTTCAGGCATCACGACCTGCCTATTACACAGCTCCACGATCACCAATTGTGAATAAGGTTTCATACCTTGAGCACTATTTGAAGGCGACAATTCTTCATGATGAAGATTCACGCCAATATATTAAGGCAGCAGATAATACGACTGGCACAGCACCGGGCATGATTCCAACCCCACAAAGCACACAAGTTGTTAATGCATTGGCTAACGCTGATCGTGGAATGATTGATGCGCTAAGCCGTGAAACGCTTGTTGGCGAAGGAATGACATTTGAAATTCCACGCGTTACAGCTGTTCCAACTGTCGCAAATGTCGCAGAAAATGCACCTGTAACAGAATCATCACTATCAGCAACATTTTTGAGCGTACCTGTCCAGAGCTTCAAAGGTCGCGCAATTTCAACTGTCGAACTCATTGATCGCAGCCGTCCAGAATATCTAACAGCTCTTTTGCAAAATCTTGAATTTGCTTATGCAAAAGTAACTGACGAATTTGCGGTTGGAACAATCGCAGCAGCAGGACAACAGACAGGTGTTAATGCAAACACAGCAGCAGGTTTCCTTGCATACGGATCACAAGCCGCCGGTGCTGTTTATTCATCATCACTTGGTTTTGCCCGCAACATCGTTGTTTCTCCTGGACAATGGACAAACATTATGGGCTACAACGACAATGGAGCACCGCTATATAATGCGGCCCAACCCAGCAATGCGGCGGGAAATGTACGCGCCGATTCATTGCGCGGTGTAGTGTCACCGGGTTACAACTTGTTTGTTTCTCGCTCAATTGGTAACGCTGGCCCAACAACATCAACCGGAGATTTCTCAATGGTTGTCGTCAATCCAGATGCATGGACATGGTACGAGTCACCACGCTTTACATTGCGCACAGCAATTCAGAGCGATGGAACAATTGACATCCTCTACTACGGCTATGCAGCAATTGCTCCAAAGATTCCATTTGGTGCTTGCTGGAACCAGACCTGAGCCGAATAAAAATCAATCATCGGTAGCGGTCGCTCCCGAACGCTAACGATACGAAAGGAACCGAGATGCCAGCAATAGTCACAGCCTCACAGCTGAGGTCAATTC